AGTGGGAGCACGCACTCGCCATGGCCATGAAACGCGATCTCCGCAATGCACAAGCTTCTGGGAGAAACACCCATGGAAACGCTCGACCCGAAAACACTGCCCAAGTCCAAGCCAGCCGTAATTCCAAACCAGGTCAACGGAATGGTCGCCAAGGCTCACGATCAGCTGTCGACCAGGTCAGAGACGCCATCGACGAGCGAAACGCCAGAGAAGCTGCCGCAAGCGCTGTTGGACAAGCTCTGGCTGAAGATGACGGAAATATTCGGGCACCGCTGGACGGCGAATTTCGGCGTATCAGCTGATCCAGGACATTCGTGGGCGAGTGTGCTCAAGGGCCTGACCGGAACGCAGATCGCCAACGGTCTGAACATCCTGGTGGAGAAGGGCGACGAATTCGACTGGCCACCGCCGGCGAACGTCTTTCGCTCAATGTGCCTGCAAGTGCCGGGAATGCCGAGCATCAAGGACGCTTGGACCGAAGCACTGATGGGTGTGTACAGCCACGAAGGCGTGCGCGTTGCCGCAGAAGCCACCAGTACGTTCGACCTGCGCACAGCCAAGCAAGGCGACAAGGCCCTGTTTCAACGCTTTGAGCGCAACTACGCCATCGTCATGCGCCGCGCACAGACCGGGCAGCCCCTGAACGGGCGTATCGCAACTGGCATCGGCCACGACAGCATGCGTGATCGCCGGCAGGTCCAGCTCGAACACTCGCGCCAGGAAGCTGACCGCATCGTCGACACACTCGAAATCCCAAAAGACCCGAAGGCCTGCCGCGCACTGCTGCTCGCCAAGATGGGCATCCGGAGAGACAAACATGCGTAACCCGCGTCGATCCACCAGCCCAATGGAAAGGCGTGTTCGCCGCCTGCTCAGAGCTCAAGCTATTGGCGCCATCATCGGCCTGATTGTCGTGATCGCGATGCGCCTGTGGGTGAGAACTCATGGATAACCTCAAGCCCGTTTCATTCGTGGTGCCAGGTGAAGCAATCGGCAAGGGCCGGCCCAAGATCGGCCGCGTCGGTGCTCATGTGCGCATGTTCACGCCCACCAAAACGGCCAACTACGAATCACTGATCGCCGTGGTAGCGCACGAAGCCATGCAGGGCCGTGAACTAATTGCCGGCCCGGTGCTACTAGAAATGAAAATCTTCGTGTCAGTGGCTCCGTCCTGGTCGAAGAAGAAAACCGCCGAGGCCCTGCAAGGTCTGGTCATGCCAACCAAGAAGCCAGACGCGGACAACGTCCTGAAAGCGATCTGCGACGGCATCAACGGCATCGTCTTCAAGGATGACGTCCAGGTGGTCAACGTCTCCATGTCCAAGCGCTTTGGGGAAACCCCGGGCGTTCTCGTTCGAGTCATTCCGCTTGAGGGGAAATCATCATGAACGCAATCCTGCTCACCGGCTTTTTCGCCTTGTGCGCCCTTTGCTACATGGGCGCCACGCTCTACCTGGCAGGCCTTCCAGCCGTTTGCCACTGAAACACCGAACTACGCAGAACTACGCAACAAGGGGAGAATCATGAAACTGATCAGTGCACGGCAGGCCTGGCGGGAAGCGTTGCACGAAAGCCGCGACTCTGTGCTGGCGGCTGCCTCCGAGCGGGTGAATCTGGGGAAGAAGGGGCGAGTGGTGGGGGAGACCATGCCATCGATGCGTGACAGCAACGGGCGCTGCGCTCACATGCTGGCTGCCGGACTGGTGCAATCGGCCATCGGGACGCTGCCAAAGCCGCTGCAGCACTTCGGTAACGCTCTGTACTCACCAATCGCCAACGGTCAGGACATCAACGTGGCGCATGCCCTTGTGTGGCTGACGGTGGATCTTGACGGCTATCCAGCAAAGCGCCGCGAGGTTGCCTACTGGATGGCCCTTGCCGCGATCAAGAGCCACCAGGCGGCCGTGAATGGTCGTGAAGCATGGGGCCCCGGCCGCGTGAGTGAGTTCGTGCAGGACTGGTACGGCACCAAAGTCAGCACCAGCCACTGGGCAAGGGACTTTGCTCCGGTCTGGTCAATCATCGCCAGCGCTGTCGATTCGCTGGACGCCAAGGCCCTGAAGCCTGTTGCTGCCGTCATCGTGCGCATGGCTGAGCGTGTCGGCGGTGGGATCTGCCGCTGGGACGTGCACGACCGCGAGCACGTCGCCGAGGATCGATCGACACGTTACGCCGCTGGCCGCGAACAGTCCGTGCTGGCGTTGCGGGAGCGACTGAGCTCGATGGACGAACAGCAGTTGCGCCGCTGGATCAAGCGCATGCAGGTTTACGGTGATGCGTACCGGGCAGAGTGGGGGAGCGACGTGGTCGAGAACCCAGGCCGACACCTGATCTACCTGGACCGTGTTGCCGAGTATTGGAACCAGCGGCAGCGGGTTGGTGATGTGTCGCGGCGGGTGGCGTAAGATCGGTGAAAAGCAACGGAGGCACTTGAATTGAACGACCATGAATTGCTGGAACTGGCAGCAAAAGCGGCAAACCTAACCATTATCGGAAGCGCCCCTGGTCGTGCGGGTTTGGACGTTTACGACCAATCTCGGGGTGACGCACGTCGCTGGTGGTCACCTCTCACGGATGACGGTGATGCGCTGCGGCTTATGGTTTCCCTGGGCATGCGAGTCTACGTGTACCCCGATGCGGGCGATGATGTGACCGTTGTTGCGAACGACGAACTTCGGATGAAGAATGCGCCACACATCAGCGAACCGCATAGCAGCGACAAGCTTGCAGCTACCCGCCGGGCCATTGTCCGCGCCGCTGCCGAAGTCGGCAAAAACATGACCGCTTGACCATTTGGCGAGTGTTTTGATACCTTTTCCCCAAGTTGCAAAGTTACGCCCAGCTCCCAGAAACCCGCCAAGTGCGGGTTTTTTGTTGTCTGAAATTCAATCTTGAGCCTCGCCGTCGTGCGGGGCTTTTTCGTATCCGGGGTACGCAAATGGCTGAGCCAAGCAGCGGTGCAGTGATGGCCGCTCAGGCGGCCGTGGGTGTGGCAGGTGTCACAGCGGCGAGCCTGATGCCAGGCGTGGACGTGAATGCCGTGGTCGGTGGTTTCGCCGGCGCCATGTTCTTCGTGGTGTTCGCCAAGGATTTGAAACCCCTCGCCCGTTTCGGGTACTTCATCGCGTCCTGGGTGCTGGGTTACTACGTGGCCAGCGAAGTCATCGGCCGCGAGTGGGCCAGGACCTCAGGCCTTGTCGCATTCTTCGGCGCGCTGTTCTGCGTTGCCGTGTGCATCAGTCTTCTGGAGTGGATCGACGGCGGCAAAATGCCCGGCTGGTTGCGGTTCATCGCAGACAGATTCGGAGGTAGTCGCAATGGTTGATCCATGGACTTTGGCCGCCGCCGCTATCTGTGGCGCGATCTGCTTTCGAATCGCCTTCTACCAGCGGCAGGGCGCCCGATACCGCGCGGGGGTGTCGTGGTGCGCGTACGTGCTGGCGGCTGCAACCGGTTGCGAGTGGGTTTCGGTGATGCTCGCCGTGTTGCTGGCCAGACCAACCACAGCCGTTTCCCCCTACATCCTGATCGTTCTGCTTGTCCTGCTGGTGCTTGTGTACCGCGCTCGCGGCAACGTCGCCCGCATCCTGAGAATGGAATGATGAAAATTACCCCTTCCCACCTGTTGGCGATCATGCGCTGCCAGGACGCCACTGCACGCCTGTGGGCTGACCCGCTCAACGCTGCATGCGAGCGCTTCCAAATCGACACACGCTTGCGCCTGGCTGCATTCCTCGCCCAGATCGGTCACGAAAGCGGCCGGTTGTCCCGCGTGGTCGAGAACCTGAACTACCGTGCCGACGCACTGCAGCGCACCTGGCCCGACCTATTCGACGCCAAGCTGGCCGCCGAGTACGCGCACCAGCCCGAGCGCATCGCGAACGTCGCCTACAACGCCCGCATGGGCAATACCGCCGCCGGCGACGGTTGGAAGTTTCGCGGCCGTGGCCTGATCCAGATCACCGGTAAGAACAACTACATCGCGTGCGGCGAAGCTCTGGGCATGGACTTGCTGACTACCCCAAGCCTGCTGGAGACGCCGAAGGGCGCCGCGATGTCGGCTGCCTGGTACTGGGACAGTCGGAACCTGAACGCTCTGGCCGACGCCGGCGACATCCAGAACATCGGCAGCTTGATCAACACCGGGCGGCGCGGACGTGTGCCCCACGGTGCTGCTGAGCGGCTGGCGCTGTACCAGGTCGCACTGAAGGTGCTTGCGTGAAAATCCTCGCCGGCATCTGCGCCGCTCTGGTTGTTGGTTTGTTGCTGGCTATATGGCGTCTCGACAACGTCGGTACGAAGCTGGCCGCAGCCACCGAGCAGGTCACCACGTTGACTAAAGCCGCCGAGTCCCGGCGCAACACCCAGCGTCTGCTGGCCACCCTCGACACCGAACACACAAAGGCCCTGACCGATGCGCAAGCCACTAACAACCAGCTGCGTGCTGCTGTCGCTTCTGGCGCTCACCGGCTGTCCGTCAAGGCCACCTGTCCCGCAGTGCGAACCACCGCCGGCGCCGCCCGCGTGGATGATGCAGAAGCGCGAGCCGACATTGACCCCGCGGCTGCTGAAAGAATTGTCGCCACCGCCACAGACGGTGACGAAGCCATCGTCGCCCTGACCGCGCTGCAGGACTACGTCACCCGCCTTTGCCTGAAAGGAAACTGAGCCATGCCTCAATTCAAAGTTCGCACCGAAGCCGATACCAGGGACATCACCGCCGACCGCATGGAGTTTGCTGAAGGCGGAGTGCGGCTCTACTCGGAAGGTCGCGTTGTTGCTGCGTTCTCCCGCTACCTGTGGGCAGAAGAGGTTGTTGTGAAAGAAGAACCGACCCCGGTACCGGAAGCCGGCTCCAATCCAACGCCAGAAGTAACCGAGTAAGCGAGCAACCGTATGGCCCTGACAGCGAAGCAACAGGCATTCGTCATCGAGTACCTGGTTGACCTCAACGCCACGCAGGCAACCATTCGGGCAGGGTACGCAAAGAAGGGCGCCAAGGATCAGGCGTGGCAGCTCATGGAGCGCCCGGAGATCTCAGCAGCGATCAAAGCGGCCATGGAGGCGCGGAACAAGCGCACGCAGGTTGACGCTGACTACGTGCTGTACCGCCTTACCGAGATTGACCAGATGGACCTGCTGGACATCCTCGACGACGACATGTCGATCAAGCCGCTTTCGAAGTGGCCCAAGGTCTGGCGCCAGTCTCTGTCGGGTTTCGATATCGCCGAGATGTTCGAGGGCGCCGGCAAGGACCGCGACCTGGTCGGCCTGATGAAGAAAATCAAGTGGCCGGACAAGGTGAAGAACCTGGAACTGCTCGGCAAGCACGTCAACGTCAATGCGTTCCGTGACCAGGTGGCACACACCGGAACCATCAACCTCGCGAATATGACGGATGACGAACTTGACGCTCACATTGCCCGACTTGCCAAAGCAGAGGGCAGATAAGGTCGCGCTAGCCGAACTGCTTGCAGAGCGAGCAAGAAGGTTGAAGCAACGTCAGTTCAAGCTTCAGTTCGAATCGCTGTACGAGTGGCAGCTCAAGTACATCTCCAAAACAGCCGAGTTCTCGGCCTGCATGCTGATGGCGGCCAACCGGGTCGGCAAGACGCGTACAGGTTTGACGATCGATGCGGCCCACCTGTTGGGCGATTACCCGGATGGCTGGGAAGGTCACAGGTTTGATTTTGCGCCGCTGTGCTGGTTGCTCGGGTACTCCATGGAGAAAACCCGAGACCTATTGCAGAAGCCTCTGTTCGGCACCTATGAAAACGGGGAGTGGACTGGCGGACTGATCCCGACTGACCGGATCGTCGGTCATTTGTCTGCTACAGGCACCCCTGGTGCGATGCGAGAAATCCGCGTCAGGCACGCATCAGGCAGCATCGCCACCGTGCAGTTCTGGTCCTACAGCCAGGGCCAGCACGCAATCATGGGCGACAGCGTCGACTGGTACCACATCGACGAAGAGCCGGAAGACAAAGAAATTTACCCGCAGGTCATCACGCGTACGGCGACTGGTGACCAGGGCAGGGGTGGCAGAGGGATCCTGACCTTTACCCCTGAGAACGGTCGCACAGAACTGGTCGTCAAGTTCATGGACGATCCTGGCGAAGGCCAGTACATGCAGCGCGCCACCTGGGATGACGCGCCTCACCTGAGCGAGCGCATCCGCCGCGAGCTGCTTGCAGCGTACCCGGCCTGGCAACGAGACATGAGGACAAAAGGCATGCCGCTGCTCGGTACCGGTTTGATATTCGATTTCAGCGACGACGAGATCAAGTGCGCGCCATTCCCGTGTCCTGCGCACTTCTTCGTCATCAACGGCATGGACTTCGGTTGGGATCACCCGCAGGCCCACGTTCAGCTCTGGATCGACAACGATGCAGACGTGATTTACCTCGCGCATGCCTGGAAGAAAAAGAACGTAACACCTGTCACCGCATGGGGATCCGTGAAGGCATGGGCCAAGGGTGTCCCGACAGCATGGCCATCTGACGGCCTGCAATCTGAGAAGTCGTCAGGCGATCAGCAGAAGTCAGCCTATGACGACGCTGGCTGGCAAATGTTGGATGTTCACGCCACTTGGCCGGCTGGTGGCGTTGGCGTCGAGGTTGGGCTTGTCGAGCTGTACGAGCGGATGACCACCGGCCGTTTCAAGGTGTTCTCGCACTTGTCGGATTTCTTCGACGAGAAGATGAGCTACCACCGCGATGAGAAAGGAAAAATCGTCAAGTTGAACGACGACATCCTTGCCGCCGCCCGGTACGCCTACATGATGCGGCGCTTCGCCGTGCAGCGCTGGCAGCTCGAAACAGCCCAGGCCGGCCAGTACCAATCGGATTACGACCCTTATTCGGAGTGATGAACATGTGCGGCAAAAAGGTTAAAAAACTGGTCAACAAGGTCGTGGACCTTGACCCACTGCGCGGCGGTGATGTGATCCTTGAGGGTTTGGGCTTGCCAAACCTGACAGGCGAGAACACCGGCATGCTCAACAAGGCGGACCGTGAAAAGGAAGCCGCTGAAGCTGCCTCGTTGGCGGCAGGATCGGGTTCAGCACCGAGCAACGCCCCAACCACAAGCAGCGACTCGGTACAGGCGGCCGTTGACGCCGAGCGCCGCCGCCGATTGGCGCAGTCGGGCCAGAATGGAACCATCCTGACCGGTTCGTCTGGCGTTCTGGGTGGCGCTAACACCAGCAATAAAACGCTGTTGGGGGTGTAAGTTGGCCGACTCCCTGCGCGACCAGCTCGAAAAGCGTTACGGCCGCCTGAAGACCGAGCGCGAAAGCAATTGGCTGCCAGAGTGGCAGGAGCTCGGCGACTTCATTAGCCCGCGCTCGGGACGCTGGAACAACACCGACACCAACAACGGCAAGCGCCGTGACCAAAAGATCATCAACCCAAAGGCAACGTTTGCCGCCCGCACGCTCGGTGCTGGTATGCACACCGGCATGACAAACCCGGCTGCTCCGTGGGTAAAGTTCGGTACTCCGGATCCCGACATGATGGAGTTTGCGCCGGTCAAGGCGTGGCTCTATGCAGTCGAAAAGTCGATGCGCGAAGTAATGGCCAGGTCGAACCTGTACAGCGTTCTGCCCAACCGCTACAGCGAAGAGGGCGTGTTTGGTACCGCACCGATGATCGTGCTACCTGACGATGACGACCTTTTGCGTGCGTACCCGCTGGCGGTAGGCAGCTACATGCTGGCCAACAACAGCCGCAACCAAGTGGACACCCTTTACCGCGATTTCCGCATGACTGCCCGCCAACTTGAGCAGCAGTTCGGCAAGGCAGCGATGAGCGTCACAGCCAGGACCTTGCTCGACTCGAACCCTGAGGCCTGGATCGAAGTCGTTCATGCCCTGGAGCCGAATGACACCCGGGAGAGTGGCAAGCAAGACAACCAAAACATGCCCTTCCGGTCGGTGTATTGGGAGAAGGGTAGCGATAAGGAAAGCGTCCTGCGCAAGTCTGGTTTCAAAACCTTTCCGTGCATGGCGCCGCGCTGGGACGTGTTGGGTGAAGACGTCTACGGCACAGGCCCTGGCTCGATGTGTATTGGCTCGACAAAGGCCGTACAGCTGATGGAGCGGCGCAAAGCCGAGCTGCTGGAAAAGGGTGTGCGGCCACCGATGGGCGCGCCTGCCAGCCTCAAGAAAGAGCGTGCATCGATCTTGCCGGGCAGCATCACCTATCTGAATGACATGCAGGTAGGCGCCAAGTTTGAGCCGCTATACATGGTCAACCCGGCTTGGCTCGGCCAGCTGCGCGGCGAAATCGAGGCCGACAGCGAGATCATCGACACCGCGTTTTTCGTCGACCTGTTCCTGATGGTCAGCCAAATGGACAGCGTCCGGACGGCCTACGAGATTGCCACCCGCAAAGAAGAGAAGCTGCTGATGCTCGGGCCTACCCTGGAGCGCCAGACTGATGACCTGCTCGATCCTCTGGTCGATATGTATTTCAACCAGATGTTGGAACAGTCGATCCCGCGCTGGTCCGGCCTGCTGCCAGGTGCGCCGCTGATCCCACCACCACCAAAAGAACTCGCCGGCCTCGATCTGCGCGTCGAGTTCACCAGCATCCTGGCCCAGGCACAGAAAGCCATCGGCGTATCCAGCATTGAGCGCGCCATTGGCTTCGCCGGCCAGGTGGCCACCACCACCCAAAGTCTCGCGGCGCTGGATCTACTCGACTCAGACGAAGCCCTGCGTCAGTACTTCGAGCTGATCGGCACACCGCCGACGCTGGTACGGGCTGAAGACGCCGTCGCTGCAATCCGCGAGCAACGTGCCCAGGCGCAACAGGCTGAACAGATGCAGCAGCAGTTGGGCAGCGTCATCCAAGGCGCACAGGCGCTTAGCGAAACCGACACCAGCGGCGATAACGCCCTGACTCAACTTGCCGGAGCCCTGTAATGGCTGATCTGGAAGACCTCGATGCGCTACGCGAGCAGGAAGAAAAGGACAAGGACACCGCCCGTAAACAGGAGATTGCCGACTTCCGTTGGCTGATGGGCGACCCGCGCGGCAGGCGCTTCATGTGGCGCCTGATGGGTCATTGCAAAGTGTTCCAACCCTCATTCAACCCCCACGGCGGGGTGATGAACTTCAACGAAGGCCAACGAAATGTTGGCCTTTTTCTTTTGGGCGAAACAAACGACCTGTGTCCGGCGATGTTCCCGGTCATGGCCGCCGAGAACGCCCCCAAGCCTGTAGAGGATGACTCCAATTGAATCGCCTGATGATGAAACTGATGGGCCACGTCCTGATGAACGAAGCCCCAGCCGATGGCACGCCTTCTGGCGCAGCACCAGCAGCCCCCGCCGCCGCACCTGCGGCCGCCCCGGCAACCGATGCCACCCTGTTAACCCCTCCAGCCGCACCAGCAGCCACCGACCCTAAACCCGAAGGTGAGCCACCGGCCAAGCCAGGAGATCCCGCAAAACCCGAAGACGGAAAGCCCAAGGAAGAGGGCGACGGAAAGCCACAGGGCGCGCCTGAGGCTTACGCCGACTTCACCCTGCCGGAAGGCATGGAAATGGATACCGAAGTACTAGGCGAATTCACCGGCTTGGCCAAGGAACTGAACATCTCGCAGGAATCCGCGCAGAAGCTGATCGATCTGCAATCGAAGATCGCGACCCAGCAGGCCGAGCAGTACCAGGCCGCCGTTGTTAAGCAGGGAGAGCAGTGGGCGGCAGCTGTGAAAAACGATCCGGAACTGGGTGGCGAGAACTACGACAAGAGCGTAGCGAGCGCCGTCAAGGTCATTCAGGCATTCGGCGACGACGGCCTGCGGGACCTGCTCAACAACTCCGGCCTAGGCAACCACCCGGCGCTGTTCAAGTTCTGCCACCGCGTCAGTCAAGCCATCTCGGAAGACAAGTTCGTCATGCCGGGCAGCCAAACCAATACCGGCCGTAAGTCGAATGAAGACGTGTTCTACGGCCCAGGCAAGTCTTAATCCACGGAGTAATTAAACATGGCAATTATTGGCAATACCTCGCTGACCCTGGCCGACTGGGCGAAGCGTCAGGACCCCGATCAGAAGCAAGCGCGCATGGTCGAAATGCTTGCCCAGACCAACGAAGTGTTGACGGACATGCTGTGGATGGAAGGCAACCTGCCGACCGGTCACCGTACGACCATCCGCACCGGCCTGCCGACTGGTACTTACCGTGCGTTGAACGCCGGTATTCCTCGCACCAAGTCCACCAGTGCACAGGTCGATGAAACCTGCGCGATGCTGGAAAACCTCGGGATCGTGGACGTCGCATTGGCTGAGCTGAACGGCAACACTTCAGCGTTTCGCCTTTCCGAAAACTCTGCATTCATGGAAGGCATGAACCAGGACATGGCCACCGGCCTGTTCTACAACAACGATGCGCTTGCGCCTGCGCAGTTCCTCGGTCTGTCTCCGCGCTACAGCGACAGCACAGCGAAGAACGGTCAGAACATCATCAAAATGGGCGGCTCTGGATCGGACAACACGTCGATCTGGCTCGTTCTGTGGGGTGACCAGACTGTCGCGGGCATCTACCCGAAAGGTTCTCAGGCCGGCCTTGAGCACAACGACATGGGTATCGATCTCGTAGACGACGGCACTGGTAAGTACTTCCGTGCCTACCGCGATCACTACAAGTGGAACTGCGGTATTGCCCTGCGCGATTGGCGCTACGCGGTACGCATCTGCAACATCGATGTGTCCGACCTTCTGGCCGACACCACTGGCGCCTCGGTCAAGATCATCGAGGCAATGATCCGTGCTGTTCACCGCATTCCGAATCTGCGCATGGGTCGGGCTGCGTTCTACATGAACCGCACCGTTCGCGAGTGCTTGGATATCCAGGCGATGAACAAGGCGAACATCCAGCTTTCCATCAAGGAATATGACGGCGAGTTCATCACCAGCCTGCGCGGTGTGCCTTTCCGCACCGTCGATGCCCTGCTCAACACCGAGGCTCCAGTGGTCTAAGACCGCTGGTTTCCCTCGCTCACAGGAGTTCGAAACATGATTACCGATAAGTTGAACACCTTCAGCAATGCTCAGCTCGTTACCGCGACAGCGGCATCGACTGACGTTATCGACCTGGGGCCGCTGACCCACGGCAACACTCGGCGCGATATCGGCGCTGGTGAGCCGATCTACCTGGTCGTTGCGATGCTCGCCGCCGCCACTGCTGCTGGCGCGGCAACCACCAACATCCAGTTGCAGACCAGTGACGACAACGCCACGTGGGTGACGCTGTTCGATTCTGGCGCGCTGGCGCTGGCAGACCTCGCCGCGGGCAAACGCCCGGTTCAAATCGCTGTGCCTCGCGGAGTGCGCCGTTATCTGCGCCTGAACTTCGTGATTGGTACAGGCCCACTCACCGCCGGCAGCTTCTGGGCTGGCCTGGTCAAAGACGTACAGGACAACACCAAGTACGCCAGTGGCTTTGTGATTTTGTAAGGGGATGATCATGGAAGTTACAGCGACTGATCGCGGTTTCTACGGCGGCGGCATCAAAGAACCGGGCGACACCTTCATCCTGGATGATGAAGCGCACTTCAGCGAAAGCTGGATGGTTGAGGGCAAGGAAGCGAAGCCAAGGAAACGGCCAAAGTACACCGGCTACGTCGCCGCGCGCGGAGCTGCCGGGAAGTTCGTCGTCAAGGATGCGGCCGGGCAAATGGTTGGATCCTTTACCGGCACCAAAGCGGAGGCAGAAACGGAAGCTGCTCGCCTGAACGACGGTGGCGAAATCAATGGTGCTGGAAGCAACACCGCCAACGACGGCGCCTGATTCACCTGCACCAACCTAAGGGCCCTTCGGGGCCCTTTCTCATTCCTGGGGTTCCCGAATGGCAAGCGATATCCAGATCTGCAACGTCGCACTTTCGCGTGTTGCTCATACTCAGCCAATTGTGTCGTTCACTGAAAAGAGCAAGGCCGCCGAGCTGTGCGCCGTGTTCTACACGACACTGCGCGACCTGGTGCTGGCCGACTTTCCTTGGCCGTTCGCTGAATCGATCGTGAACCTTGCCGATATCGGCTCACCGGCGCCGGGCTGGGCGTACCGTTACCGGTACCCGGCCAACTGCCTGAAGGTTCGGGAAATCATTCAGCCGGGGCAACGCCGCTCACTCACCGCTGACCTACAGCCACCCTTCAAGATCGGCTATGACGCTGGTGGACGTGTCATTCACACCGATCAGCCAGAGGCAGGCGTGCGCTTCACCTTTCGTGTAGAGGACTCGACGTTCTTTGATCCGCTGTTTGCCGATGCCCTGGCTTGGCGTTTGGCGATGGATCTGGCATTGCCGCTGAGTTCGAAGCCCGATCTACAAGCATTTGCCACCCAGCAGTTCCAGTTGTCCATGACCAAGGCCGAAGGCTCAGCCTTCGAAGAGTCGCAGGACGATCCGGAACCTGAGTCCGAATTTGTGTCGGTGCGCTCATGACTGGCGTACTGCAACCCACCTTTGCCGCCGGCGAACTGTCGCCATCGGCTAGCGCGCGGACCGATATCGCCCGCTATTACACCGGCTTGAAGCTGTGCCGGAACTTCATGGTCATGCCTTATGGCGGCATCCGTAACCGCCCTGGCACTAAGTTTGTGTGCGAAGTCGCCGACTCCGCGAAGCTGAACCGCCTGATCCCGTTTCAATTCAACGACCAGCAGACCTACATCCTGCAGTTCGGTGATTTGAACATGCGGGTCATCAAGGATGGCGGTCAGATTCTTTCGGGTGGTGTGCCCTATCAGCTCGGTATGCCCTACAGCCAGTTCGATCTGCCGCAACTCAACTTCACGCAGTCTGCGGACCTGATGACCTTCGCGCATCCGACCTACAAGCCGCGCGAGCTGGGCCGCCTGGCGCACGATAACTGGATCACTTCCGAGATCAGCCTTGCGCCTCGCATTGCAGCGCCGGCATCTGCAACCGCAACACCAACGGCCGGGACCGGCACCAACACGCAGGTCTGGCGATACCAGGTCACTGCCGTGCTGGATGATGGCAACAGCATCGACGAGTCGCTGCCAGTCACATCGAACGCGGTCACGATCTTTCCGGACACAGCTTCTGCGACTCTCGTCTGGCCTGCCGTGGTGGGTGCGACCTATTACATCGTCTACAAGGACAACGCCGGCGCCGGGATCTACGGCTTTATCGGCCGTGCCACTGCACTGACGTTCGTTGACCGCAATGTCACGGCGATCAAGACGGACACCCCACCGAACGGCAACGACCCGTTCGTAGGCGCCAACAACTACCCAGGTGCGGTCGGCTATTACCAGCAGCGCCTGGCGTTCGCCGGCAGCAACAACAATCCCCAGACCGTGTGGATGTCCAAGACCGGGCTATTTAAGAACTTCGGGTTCTCGGTACCAAACAAGGATGACGACGCCATCACCTTCACCATTGCCAGCAAAGAGGTGAACCGCATGCGTCACCTGGTTGGCCTGGATAAGCTGCTGGGGCTGACTTCCGGCGGTGAGTGGACGTTCTCCGGCGGTGATACCGGACTTACTGCCAAGACCATACAGGCCAGCCAGAAAGGCTATGACGGCTCGTCGCAGGTGCCACCGGTGGTGGTCGGCAATAACGCCGTGTACCTCCAGGCACGTGGTAGCCGGGTTTCCTCGTTTGGGTACTCGCTTGAGGCTGACGGTTTCGTGGCCGGTGACCTGACGATTTTCAGTGCCCACCTATTCCGCGGCTACGAGCTAACCAGCGTTGCTTATCAGAAAATCCCTGACTCGATCGTCTGGTACGTCCGCAACGACGGCAAGCTGCTGGGACTGACCTATCTTCCCGAGCAGCAGCTTGTCGGCTGGCACTGGCACGACACTGACGGGTTCGTCGAATCCATTGCCTGCATCCCCGAAGGCCAGGAAGACGCGCTGTACATGGTTGTCCGCAGGACGATCAATGGCGTGCAGAAACGCTATGTTGAGCGCATGGCGACCCGGCAGATCCTTTCTGTTGAAGATGGTTTCTTTGTTGACTGTGGCCTGACGTATGACGGGCGTAACACCGACATCAACAAGAAGATGCGGCTTTCTGGCGGTACTACCTGGGGCTTCCCCGAGGTAGTGACCATGACCGCTACTGGTCATGCACCATTCACTGCCGGCAGCGTTGGAGTGAATTACTCCCTCAAGTTGCAGGTAACTGACGCCAATGAGGATGTACACACGGAGATCGTCCGGGTCGAAGTGGTTGGCTACACCAGCACAACAGTAGTCACGGTCAAGCTGTTGGTGATTTGCCCTCAGGCCTTGCAGAACGTCAATGTCTCCAACTGGGCGAGGCAGGCGAAAATCATTTCAGGCCTCGGCCACCTCGAAGGCAAGACGGTTTCAATCTTGACCGATGGCAGCGTGCACCCGCAGCGGGTCGTCGCTGGCGGAACAATCACGCTGCAAGAAGCCGCGGGCGTTGCGCATGTCGGCCTTCCGTACTACTCAGATGCCGAAACGCTCAACATCGAGCTGAAGAACGCCAACGAAACGGTTCTCGACAAGAAGATCGCGGTCACGTCGCTGACGGTCATCGTTGAAGAGTCGCGGGGCATCTTTGCTGGCAAGGACAAAAACTCCCTGTACGAGGAAAAAACCGAGCGAGACACCTACGAGTTGCCGCTTGAACTGCTCACTGGTCAAACCGCAATCGCCATTTCCAACGACTGGCAGGGCAAAGGCCGGGTGTTCATTCGTCAGTCTGATCCGTTGCCGCTGTCGATTCTGGCGGTCATTCCGGAGGTGACCTTTGGTGGTAGCTGAAGTATTGCCGGTCACGGTTGTAGACGTGGCCAGCATCCTGCCCATCGTGCGGCAGGCCGACATCGATGAGATCACCGAAGCACTGGGCATTCCCATGGAAGAGGCGCTGCTTGATGCGATCACTGGCAGCCTCAACGCCAAAAAGATCGTCGTTGATGGCCTGGTGGTTGCGGTGTTCGGCGATGCGGTTCACAGCATTTTGGGTTCAGTCGGCGTGCCGTGGTTGATATCCACAATTCATGTGGAAAAACACGCAAGGGCCTTCCTCAAGGTCTGCAAGCCTGAGGTTCAAGGCATGCTGACCCGTCACCGTCACCTGATGAATTACGTCGATGCCCGCAACACAGTCGCCATGCGCTGGCTCAAGTGGCTCGGCTTCTCCTTTGGCCCGGCCGCCCCGTACGGCGTCCGTCGCTTTCCGTTTCACCCATTCACATTGAACAGAGAGATTTAACTATGTGCTGGATGGCATTGATCCCGGCCGCCATCGCCATTGCTGGCGGTGTGATGGGGGCCCAAAACGCCAAGCAGGAAGGCGCTTTCAACGCGAGCATGCTCACCGGCAACGCGGCGTTCAAACAACAGGCTGCCGATGAAACCATTGCCGCCGGCAACACGTCGGCAGATTGGCAGCGTGTTCGCACTGGGCAGGCCGTTGGCTCCCAGCGTTCAGCTTTGGCAGCCAATGGAATCGACGTGAACAGCGGCAGTGCGGCGAACCTGCAAGATGACACCGCCATGCTGGGCGAGTTGGATGCCCTGACGATCCAGAACAACGCAGCGCGCGAGGCTTACGGGTACAAGGTCCAAGCGAAACAGGATCTGCTCAACGCTGCCCAGGTTAAGACCAACGCGGGCAACAAGGCCACCGGCTCGATTCTCGGCGGCCTCGGTGGCGCCTTTGGTTCATTCGCAGGGGGTCGATAAATGCCACGGGTACCGACATACGACACGCCTCAGGTTCAGTCGCAGCCTGGACGAGCCATCGAACTGCGTGGCGTTGCGCCTGATAGCTCGCCCATTGCTGAAGGGTTGCAGAGTTTTCAGCGCGGCGCCCAGATCCTGGCCAACAAAGAGCGGGAAAAGGCCGATACCGCGCTGCTGCTGGACGCTGACAATCAGCTGACCAAGTGGCAGCAGAAGACGATGTACGACGAAAACGGGGGCGTATTCACTCGTAAGGGCAAGAACGCGCTCGATGTTACCAACCAGACGCTGGAGCAGTTCGAGCAGACCCAAGCGGAAATCGCCAAGTCCCTGACCAATGACCAGCAGAAGGCGCGTTACGCGCAGATCGTGGCCAGCCGCCGCAACTCGCTATCCAACGACCTGAACCGGTACGAATACAGCGAGCGCCAGAACTATTACGGCGAGGTCGAGAAAGGCCAGCTTGAAACATCGATGCAGGGCGCCGCGCTCGATTACCAGGATCCCGCCAAGGTCGATGGCTACCGGCAGAAGATCGATGCCGTTTTGGCCAGCCGTGCCCAGCGCCTTGGATTGTCACCGGAAGCTGCCCAGGCTGAACGGTTGAGCACTGTCAGCGGCATGTCCACGGCAGTGATCCAGCGCATGCTGGTGGACTCCCCGCAGAAGGCGAAAGGCTATTTTGATTCCTTCAAAGACCAGATGACGGCCGAAGACCAGATCCGGGCGAGCAACGGTATTGACCAGGGCTTTCGCCGTCAGGAAGCCGAAGCACGCCAGCGCCAGGTCGAGGCCCGCCAGTTGCAGGCAATCAACCGCATGGAGCTGAGCGGACGCGTGCAGGATGCCAGCGCAGCCTATTCGCAGGGCCTGGACTTCGAGAATCCGCCCAGCTATGCCGACTTCAAGGCTGCATACGGTGACAAGGCCGACGATCAGTACAAGTCGTTTGCCAAGGTCCAGGCTATTGCGCCGGCAATCCGGGAGTTCGCTACCGCCACACCGGAAGAGCGTCAGGAAATTATGGGTAAATTCCAGCCGGCGAAGGATGGCGTGGCCGGTGAAGGATTCAAGGAAGACTCCCAGCTCTATCAGCATCTGACCAGTGTTGGTGTAGGCCTGATGAAACAGCAGCAGACTGACCCAGCCGCGTACGTCGCCAAGTACAGCCCAGTGGTGCAGCGGTCTTTCGCGGCAGCTCAGGAGGCAGGCACGCCAGAGGCTTACCAGGCTTACGCCAATGCCACGTTGGCCGAGCAGCAGCGTCTCGGGGTTGCTCAACCAAAGCTTCTGCCGGATGCGGCCGCCGATCAATTTGCCGCGCAATTCAACCAACAGGTTGAGGGTGGAGAGAACGCAGCGACACTGGTCGAGCAGCAGGCGCAGTTGTGGGGCAGCAAGTTTCCCGCCGTGCTGCAGCAGGTCGGCAACAAGCTGCCAGCAGAAGCCCAAGTCATTGCCACCAGCTTGCCGAAGGACCTCGCCGAGCGCATGGCATCGGTGGCCACCCTGAAAGATAAGGAACTCAGCGCAGGGTTGCAGAAGGGCCAGCAAGACGAGATCAGCCAGTCGGTTCAGCAGGCGATGCAGCCGTTCGCCGAGTCGTTGCAGGGCCAGGCTGGTGGGATCAGCACCTACAGCACCATGTACAAGGCGGCCACTCGAACCGCCATGTCCTACGTTTTACAGGGCGAATCCCCGAAGGACGCAGCGCAGAAGGTCGTCAATGGCATGCTCAATGATAAATACGACTTCTTTGGCACCTACCGTGTGCCCAAGACGCTCGACACCAATGCCGTCAGCCGTGGCGCTGAAGAGACCCTGAAGAGCATCACCCCTGAAGAACTTATGCCGCTGCCTGGTATCAGCGGCGTTGCCGAGACTGAAAACGCTCGCCAGTTGCACGAAGCGCTGCAAGCCAATGGGCAGTGGGTACCGACCAACGATGAAAGCGGTTTGGCACTGACACTCAACGGGTACCGGGTGCGTGGCAAGGACGGCAAGCCACTGGTTAAAAGCTGGGCCGAACTGCAACAGCAGGGCCTCACCGCCCCAGCCAAGTCGGGCGCGCCAATCATGGGGATCTACAATTGACCATCTTTGCAGGTGATGCCCCGGTACTTGACCGGCGCACAATGCTGGACATTCCTGCCCAGTCGGGCGAAGTGTTCGATGCAGCGTTCGATAGCGCTTTCTCCACCAACCCCACCACGTCGCTGGTCCGATCTGAAGAGCTCGCCCAGCAGGCAGACGGCCGCGCCGTGGTTATGGGGCCTGAGTCCTACCTTGCGCCGAACGCCGGTCGTCTTGAGCCTGATTCGCCGTTGGTTGAGGCCCAGTCCGCGCGGGACCGGGTTGCCGGCATGGGCCTCGACATCAAGATCCCTGACCAGGGCATTCGCCAAGGCGCACTGGATGTCCTGATTGATCGGCATCGCGAGCAGGCCGCCCGCCAGCAGGTTCTGGCCCGGGCGAATGGCGGCTCGATGGGCACGCAGATTGCGGCCGGACTTGCAGCATCACTGCTGGACCCGCTCAACATCGCTTCGGCATTCGTGCCAGTGGTGGGCGAAGCGCGCTATGCCGCGATGCTGGGCCGTGCTGCGTCCCCGCTTGGCCGTGCTGGTGTTCGTGCTGGTGTCGGTGCTGTAGAAGGCGCGGTCGGTGCCGCCATACTTGAGCCGCTTCCATTGCTCGCCGCCAACCAGGACCAAACCGAATACGGTCTCTCCGACTCGCTGGCCAACATCGCACTGGGCGGGATCCTCGGCGGTGGTCTCCATTCCATTGGCGGCGCTGCATCTGATGCGCTGCGCCGGCGACTCTCCACCGAAACCCCAGCGGCCGACGTAGCGCCGAACATTGCCGATCGACAATCTGCGCCAGCAGTTCCTGCCCAGTCGGTTCGCGCCGCCGACTTTGAGCGCTTGTTCGATCAGGATCCAGAAACAGCCCTGCGTGCATCGCTGGCCCGCAGCCTTGAAGAGGATGGCGCCATACTTTCGCGCAATGCCCAGCGCCAGGCTGTTAATGAGATACGCGGAACGCTGACAGGCGAGCGCGTGGGAAATGTGGCCGATCTGAAAGCCGAACGTGTAGGCCTGGTACAGCGCGATATGAATCTCGACGCAACTTTCCGCGACCGGGCAAAGGAGTTTCAGGGCCAGCGCATGAGCCGTAAGCAGGCAGAGCGAGCGGCGCGGGAATCGATCGCTGTCGACCGTGAGCAAATCCGGGCGCGTCAGGCCGAAATTGATACCCAGATCGAGCGAAACCGCACCGGCGAATTTGACCGGCGCGACCTGGGCATGATCGAGCGGGGCGAAATCCCTGACAGACTTCGCCCGCAGATAGAGGCCCGCGCAAAGCAGATCATGGCTGGCTACCAGCAGCGGCCGCTGGGTCCAGCCGTACGCACCGCCCGGGAAACCGCCGAGTCTGCCGACTGGGCCGTGCGCGACAGTGCACTGCGCAGCGCCGTGGCTCAGGCCGTAACCGGCAGAGACATCGACGTGAACGCGTTGTTTGATCTGGATGTGTCAGCGAAGAACGCCGCCGCACTGGAATACGTGAAGCGCCCAACTGCCCGGCGTGTAGATCCGCAAGGCCAGGCCGAAAGTCTGCGCGTGGACGGCGACACCAAAGCTGCAGGGCAAGACGAACTGGAAACCACACGGCAGGCCTACGCCGACGATCAGGCGCTGACGGATGAAATGCTCGAGCAGCTTTCGCCAGAGGACCGCGACATTGTGGTTGCCGCCAGTCGTGACGAAGCCCAAGCCGCACAGGCTCAGGCAGATCGCGCCGAACAATACTCGAAGGCCTACCGCGCCGCCGCCGTGTGCGACATAAGGAACGGACAATGACACCTTGCATTGATGCTGTACGGGCCGCCGCCGGCGACCTCGAAGACCAGGAGCTTGTTGAGATTTTCGAGCTGCTGCGCGGGCGAGCCAAGGAAATCATGGCCAGGGAAGGCGCGCTGGGCATGGAGCAGGCAACATTGCGTGCCGCCGACGAGCTCGGCAAGCAGGCCGAGCAGGCCGCCATTATCGAGAAACGCAACGCACTGATAAATCTGCGCCGCCGTGGCGAGATCGTTGCCTTTGTACGCGGCAGCTTCTCCGACCGGCCAGACCTGGGCATCGAGTCGCTATTGGTCGGTACCAACCTGGCGCGCCAGGGCTCGCGCCTGTCTGTGGCTGCTGAGCAGAAGTCGCTGGGGGATGCCTACATCGGCGGCCTGATCCACGACCTTGAAGCCAAGGACCTGACTGCCGTGCTCGCGAAGGGCAGCGCCGACATCGATATCGCTGACGCGCTGTGGAAGATCGGCAACGACCTGGACACGTCGAAACTGAACGACCAAGTGGTCGACATTGCGCGGGTTATCCAGAAGTACCAGGAAGCCGCGCGCCTTGATGCTAACCGAGCCGGAGCCAATATCGGCAAGCTGCCTGGGTACATCGCTCGGCAGAGCCACGACAGCGAGAAAATAGGCTCGGCCGGGTTCACCAAATGGCGAGACGACATCCTGCCGCGCTTGGACCCGAAAACCTTCGACGGTGTGGCAGATGAAGGAAAGTTCCTGAAAGGTGTCTACGACGGGCTTGTCTCTGGCGATCACCTGAAATTCAATGCAGAGCCCAAGGCCAATGGGTTCAAAGGTCCAGCCAACATCGCGAAGAAGCTGAGCCAGGAGCGCGTGTTGCACTTTAAGGATGGTGTGGCCTGGCACGAATACAACCAGCTCTACGGAACCGGCAACCTGCGCGAGGCCGTGTTGCGCGGGCTTGATCTGTCTGGCCAGAACACTGCACTGATGCGCCGTCTCGGTACCAACCCAGAATCGAACCTCAACCTGGCAATGGACATCATTGCCGAGGACGTTCGCAAGTCCGGTGATCCGGCCGCGCTGACCAACTTCAATACAGCCCGGCAAACGATGCTGGCCAACCGGTTCGCAGAGGTCAGCGGTGCAACTCGAATCCCCGGCAATGCCACCCAGGCACGCATCGCGGCCAACGTTCGGGCGTGGCAATCGCTGTCCAAACTCGGCGGGGCGCTGTTGTCCAGCTTCACCGACCTTCCGGTAGCCGCCAGTGAAATGCGGTACCAGGGCAAGAACTTCCTCGGATCACTGGGTGAAATGACCGCGGGCCTCGCCAAGGGTAAAGGTAGCCTGGAGCAGCGCGAAATCCTGTCCAGCTTCGGGGTGTACGCGGATTCAATGCGAGGCGAGATCATGCGCCGCTTCTCGGCCGATGACTCGGTGGGCGGCAAAATGAGTCGGGGCATGTCGCTGTTCTTCAAGTTGAATGGCCTGTCCTGGTGGACTGACGCCAACAAGGCCAGTGCGGGCCTGATGATGGCCCACAACCTGGCGCAGAACAAAGGCCGGGCGTGGGCCACGATGGACGCCGGGTTTCGCCGAACGCTTGCCCTGTACGACATCGACGCGGGCAAGTGGGATCTGTTGCGCAGCATGGATACCAAGATGGCTGACGGTCGCGACTACCTGACTCCGGACGGAATCGCCGACATCCCAGCCGAAAAGATCGGCGCCTACCTCACGGAGCAGGGCCGCAAGGTTTCCGATTCGTCTATCCGCGAAACCCGCGAAGGGATGGAGCGCAGTCTGCGTGCCTACGTCAATGACCGGGTCAGCTATGCGGTGCTGGAGCCAGATGCCCGCACTCGATCGATCATGAACCAAGGCACCCGCCCGGGCACGATGATGGGCGACCTCAACCGGTTCCTGACTCAGTTCAAAAGTTTTCCTGCTGCTTATATGCAGAAGACCTTGGGGCGCGAACTGTACGGCCGTGGTTACGCGCCGACACCGCTGGGCGAGGGGTACCGGGGCAGTAAGGATTTGATTGCCGCCTTGCGCAACGGCAACGGGGAAAAGCTCGGCATTGCCCAGCTGCTGTTGTGGACCACCGCCTTTGGCTATCTGTCGATGGCATCCAAGGACATCGCCAAGGGCCGGGAGCCCCGTCCAGTTGATGATCCGAAGACATGGGTGGCGGCAATGGTGCAGGGTGGTGGCTTCGGCATCTTCGGTGACTTCATGTTCGGCGAGGTCAGTCGCTTCGGTAACAAGCCGTTGGAAACACTGGCCGGGCCCACGCTGGGTACCGCCGCCAGCGCCGTCGACCTCTGGAGCAAAGTCCGTTCGGGTGACGATGCTGCCGCCTCGGCAATGCGCCTTGCCCAGAACAATACCCCGTTCCTGAACCTCTTCTATACCCGCATCGCCATGGACCACCTGTTCCTCTATTCAGTCCAGGAAGCGCTGAACCCCGGTTCGCTTCGCCGCACTGAGCAGCGCATTCAGAAGGAAAACGGTCAGCAGTTCCTGGTGCGCCCGTCCCAGAGCTACGCCGATCCGCTGGGCATAGCCCGCTAACACAAAACCCCATCCCCACCGAAGCCCGCCATGTGCGGGCTTTTTTTCGTCCGTAGAAAAGGAGTCACACAAGTGACCGTCAACACGATAAATAGCATCGCCGAGTTCGATACGAACGGGGTGACTACCAACTTTCCCTTCTTCTTCAAGTTCTTGGCGAATGAAGATTTGGTCGTCACTTACATCGATCCGCTAGGGACAACGATTCCGCTGGCTTTGGGGACGCAGTACACGGTCAACGGCGCTGGCACGGATTCAGGAGGCAGCATTGTCACCACTACCGCGCTGGCGGGGCCTGGACAGTTGGTCGTGTCCCGGGAGATGGAGCCATTTCAACAAACCTCGCTGAGAAACCAGGGCAAGTTCCTCGCTGAAACCCATGAGGATGTGTTCGACAGGCTGACAATGCTGATTCAGCAGAGCTTCGCAACTGACTCCAGGGCGCTGAAGCGGCCGTTCGGTAAAAGCAATTTCTACGCGGAAAACCGCCGTATTACTGATCTGGCCAACCCTGTTGATACTCAGGACGCGACCACAAGGATTTGGGTCGAAAACCATTTCGCCGATCTGATCGATCAGGTTTCCGGCGTAATCAACACCACGACCGGCATCATTTACGACGCCGGCACGCTGTTTGACCATCTGCGTTTCGGCGTGAACAGGACGGTCGACAGCATAGCTGCATTGCGCCTTCTCTCGGCGGCACGAAACCAGAGGGCGTTCGTCCTTGGCTACTATGCAAAAGGGGATGGCGGGGGCGGTGCTTACTTCATTGATCCTACCGACACAACCACTGCCGATAACGGCGGTACCGTGATCGTTGCAGCCGACGGCAGTCGCTGGAAGCTGGCCTATACCGGCCGCGTGTCCATTGACCAGTTCGGAGCCAAGCGCAACAACCTGGGGACTGATGCACCATTCAACGACGCCGCAATCCAGAATGCTTTCGACTCTGGCATTCCACTAATGGCTGGAGACGGCACATACCAGCTGAGCTTGAGTCGTACCATCACCCTGGAGGCTGGTGCAACCGTCTGCTCGCTGTTCATGCGTAGCGGCCTGAACATCCACGGAATGGGCATGGGGCACACAAAGTTCAAAATCCGCGACAACGAATCAACTGACGCATCGCCGAAGTTCTTCAACATGATCGCCGGCAACCAGGTCTACGATTACGGGCACATTGAAGGAATCTCTTTCGACCTCAACGGCCAGAACAACAAGATCAGCCCGAACCGAGGTACAGGCGTTTACAGGCCATACAACTGTGCAGCGCTGATGATTTCCGGCAGCGTGGCAACAGGCGGCTTTGACGCGCGGCTGAACAACTTCAAGTTCTTAAATAATGAGGTGATCAACTCTCCAGGCGTAACCTGTATCGCACTCGGGCAGCGTTACGGCCACCCAGGCATCAGCGGCTATAACATCGAGATCGCCGGCAACCGTTTCTACAACAACGGCATCGACGCTGGCGATCACTCAAGCATTTTCTGCTATGCCAATGGCGTAAACGTTCACCACAACGACTTCGACCACCCTACACCAAGCACCGGCACCCAAGGGCCTGTCGTTGCATTTGAGCTGCACGGCTCAAGCATGAACGCCTGTGACAACACAGTTCGCAACTACTGCCAAGTTGCCTGGATCTCAGAGGGCGAGGATGGCGTACGCGACAAAATTATTGTTTGCCGAAACAAAGGAACCGTGAACTTCTTCGGTATTGCTCTGTTCGGCCTGGCCGGTGAGAACGACGGTCTTTCTGATGTAATCATTGATGACAACGTTATTGTCATCACGTCAAACCCGATTAATAACCCAACTATCTCGACACTACATCGAGCTGGCCTGTACCTGGGTGTGGCAGTGGGGTTTGTGCTGCGCATAAGCGCTAGGGGCAATAAGCTTTATTGCACCGACCGGACAAAGAACGCCGGAATCATCCTGACAACCAGCGCTGGCGTGGTAATTCAGGATGCGTTCATTGAAGGCAACACTATCTCAGGCTTCAGTCGTGGGATTTGGGCGGGGGCTGGTGGCACCGGTCAGCTCGCCAACTTGATGCTTGCGAACAACCTGATCGCAAACTGCGCAATCACCACGGAGCTACCAGCGGCAACATTTGGCATCGAAGTCGGTGGCGCTAACTTTAGCGTGCATGTTGTAGGCAACAAAGTTGGGTCGGGCGACACCGGGTCACCACCTGCCACCGGGATTAGACTTATCGGCACGGCTGACAACCTGCACATGGAAGGCAACAACCTGACCACGTCTGCGTCAGGGATAACGTCCACGATTGTGGTCAGCGGGTTCCGTACAGGTCGCCAAGCGCTGACGTTCAGCGCGCTTCCCGCCCAATCAACTTGGGCAGCCGGGAACATCGCCTATATCGCATCGCCTCCTGTCTTGGGCACAACTCCTAACAAGTATGCCGTTGAGGGCTGGCTGCGACTAACCAACGGCACGGGCAACGTCCTGAACACCGACTGGGTAGAGCGCCGCACCCTCACTGGGACTTGATTTTAAAGACCAAGACCGCAACCAGTCCTGAGAAGCTTCAGGGCTGGCTGGCCTTTGCATTCACGATAGACGGACCTTCCACTGCAATTAGTTTTTTGCCTAGGAACTTGCCTGCATTATGGGTAGGTGACTCGATCAGAAGATGCAGTACCCAGGCAAGACCGGTGCTAATAATTGTCTGAATGGCGAGAGCTGCGTAAGGATTGATACTCAAGGTCAGCATGTACGCCATGCCGCTGTAGCCGAGTGGGGCGTGACAGGCATAGAGTGGAAAACTGATCTTCGCGTAAAACCTAATGACCGGACCGCCGCTCCAGTTCCTGGCGAAAAAGTACATGAGGGCGAATGCGAGAAGAGTTGCACCATAGGAGGTAGGGACCGCTCCATACATATGCTGAACTTTTGCCACGATCACAAAAGTCGTGAACATTCCAGACACAACAGCAAGCATCAGCTTCGTGCTCAGGATTCCTCTGAGGTGATAGTTAAATACGATGCCGATGCTCATGTACAAGATATATGGTAGCGCCCACAGATAATTTGTTGAGGTCACTAAAGCGCCTAGTGTTCCCTCATAAGAGGCTTTTTCAGGTGCCGCCACCAATGCGGCTATACAGATAATCGCTATCGGATAAAGCCTTCCCTTGCTGATCGCCGACCAGAAAAGCAGGACGAACAAATAGAACTTCGCTTCGGTCTCTAACGTCCAGACGACACCGTCAATCTGAGCCTCACCCATCCAATCTCTGAACAGACTCATGTTGGCAAAGATTCTCGGCCAAGGCTGATAGAAGGCAGCAGAATTCACCTGAGTATTCAGCCATAGGGCATAAACGGAAATCAAAAGCCCAATGGCATACGTAGGCCAGATTCTAAAGATACGGCCAATAACAAACGCGACTCTGCCGATCTTCGCATTTGCGAGTGAGGCAACAGAATTAGGTATGACCAATCCACTAACTAAGAAGAAAAGCGCGACGGCGATTTGGCCAAAGTTGAAATTTCTCATTATTGGAGAGTTGAGAAATTCATTGACTCCATGGAATGGGTATTGATTGATAGGAGGAAAGCTGCCGTATTGTCCCTTAAGATAATTAAAAACAAATACGTAATGGCCAAATAAAACAAGCAGTACGGCAATGCCGCGCAAAGAGTTGGCAAACTCTATTTTTGAAGTTGGCTTGATGATGCTCATTATTATCGTCCATAAATTCTTCGGCCACTTTGCCGTTATTCCGCGCGCGGAATTTTATACGCTGTGCCTGTAATCGCACAGCGACGTTGTTGCCAAACGTTAGATTTTTTCGAAATGGAGCAAGCCGCCGATCACCAAGCAGCAGTTCTGCAGATCCTCCCAACCGCCCGCAGCACGCCGTTCAGCGATACGACTGGCTGTGGTTGCGGACCAGGCTATTGCCCAGGGAGTGACCTGCAAACAGACTTACGAAGGAATTGGCACTAGAGCTATCGAATTACTTCAGAGCACCCAGGACGTACAGGGCAGTCATCACTATGGAAAAAACGACTACCACGATGCACAGCGTCTTGAAATCTTTCTTGAAAGGGACAGGAGATGGTGGATCGTTGAACATTGGGTCTGACGGAAATGACTTGGCTTTTTGATCTTTCATGGTCCTTCCAGGAGCAAAGCTCTATATCGTGATCGTGTGATAATGGTATGCGATAAGCCGTGTCGTTGAAACGGGAAAGCTTCCATTGCAGGATAATGACGTTTGACGGCGGCCAGCGCGACGAGATGTGGTATTGCGCTATGATCTATTTTCGGTGTCCGCTGTGGGCATATCATTACCCCCAGCAAGACTGAAAAAGTACATTGGTTAGTACATGTGTTGAGACTGTAGGGCGTGGTGCCCAGCAAACGTTGATGGAAACAGCTTTGATACGGTTCCTGTCTCGGGCACCAGTGACACTCTGTTTTCAGATGATCCCGAATGGTTCTGAAGGCCAGACAACCGCGCTTCATACGGTTTTTTGCGTCAGAGAGATC